ATGTCAAGCATTATTTTGACTTATTTTGGCTGGCCAACAAAAAACCCGCCGAAGCGGGTCCTTTGCGAGATGCTGCTTGTCGATTAGAACAAGTTGAGCACCTGGGTCTTGCGGAAGTACACGTTGGAACCGGCTGCCAGGCTGGTGTATGGGTTGGAGATCAGAGCGAATCGGGTCTTGAAGCCCAGAGCTGGCTGGAAGTTCGTCGGGTTGGTTGCGCGCACCAGGGTGAGCGGAACGTATGGGCAGTAGAACAGTCCGTTGTCGTACTGGTCTGCGCCCTTGAAGCCAACCACGTAGCCGTTGACGGCCAGGAATGGATCCACGAACACCTTGTAACGACCGATCGTGCCGGCGAAGGTGGTACCCGTTGCGTCAACCGTGAGGTTGGTCGCGTCGGCGAGGGCCGGTGCGTAGTCCAGGATGCCGGTCAGCGCCAGTGCGGAAGCGACGTCCGGGCTGGCGATGATGACGTTGCCCTTGCCACGACGTGTCTGCTGGCTGATGGCGTTGGCATCGCGCTCGATTGCGAACAGGAGACCCTTGTAACGCTCGACCGACCAACGACCATCGGCATCGGCGTTCAGGTCGAACTGACCTGCGGTGGTGATACCAGTCCACTGTGCGCCGGCGACGGACGACAGGTAAACCTGGCGAACCACCTGACGATTCAGCTCGGAAGCCAATTCGTTTGACAGGATGTTGACCAGCTCGGACTCAGCATCGAGACCCCACTGCGCCTTCATGTCCTGTGCCAGTTCCAGCGAGTAGTCTGCGCGCAGCTGACGAGTGGTCGCGATCGCGGTGAACTTCTCGATCGTGATACCCATGCTGTTCCAGGTATCGGTTTCGCCAGTTGCAGTTGCGAGACCGCCCGGAGCGTTGAAACCAACTGCCCAAGGGTTGTCGACCGACGGTGCTGCAGTCGTGTCACCCGAGTACGAGGTGTCAGCTTCGTTGAACAGAGCTTCAGGACCCGTCTGTGGCGATGCTGCGCCCGTGTAGTCGATCGTACCAGCTGCGCCCGAGGACGTACCTGGAGTGGAACCCGCACCCGGGAATGCGACCGGGTTGGTGCCCGACACATAGCCGGTACCCGAATAGTGCGCGCGCAGAGCGAAGCCGACCTGCGTTGGAGCAGTCATTGGCTGGACGCCGCAGAAGTCATACGCGATGAGCTTCGGCATGACACGACGTGCCAGACCCATCAGGATCGGGTCCCAGTTCTGCATGCCGGACGTGACGTTTGCCGACTCGATCAGGGTATTCTCGCGCTGCTGGTTTTCCAGAAGCTGAGCCGTTACCTTGGTACGGAGAGGATCCTTGATAGCCTCGGCCGTATCGGCGTTCAGCACTGGCTCCCACTTTTCCAGAAGCGTTTGAATTGACATCGTGTTCTCCTAAGTGAACCTTGCTTTGTTGATTCTATTTAGATTTCGTAACTTTCTTACAACGACTTACAATGCCACTTAACGCTTCAGGGCAGCCAGGTAGCTTGCCATTGCGCCATCGACAACCTTCTCGGACTTGCCACCGCTCTCGAGCAGAGTTTCAGCTGGTGTGGCAGCTGGCTTCTTGACATCGCGCTTGACATTCTCCACCAGCATCGAAAGACCCTGCTTGAACTCCGGCAGGCTGTCGAACGATACCGACTCCGCCAACTGGCGCAGCTTGTTCTTCTGGGTCAGGGTCAGGTCCTTCGAGATGCTCTCGAAGATGATTGCCTGCTTGGCAACCGCGAGCTCGTCGTTGGCCTTGGTGAATTGCTCGAACAGTTCATTGAACGCCGTCTTGGCTTCATTCAATTCCTGACGCGCCTTCTTGGTGCCGGCGTTCTCGTCGAGCTTGTAACCGTTGAACTCGAACGCAGACTTGACCGACTCGAACATCGACTTCATGCGCTCGTAGTCTTCCAGCTGGTTGAGCTTCTGCTTGTTTTCTTTGATGAACTCTTTGACCGCGTAGTTGGTATACTCCGTGATCTTGCCGGTCATCTCTTCTTTCACGTAGTCGCCATACTTCTGGGCGGCTTCGTGCAGCTTGCCGATCTTGCCCTCATAGAACTTCTTGAGGCGCTTGATGGTGATTCCCTTCTCGGCGAGGATATGGCTCTCAACGAGGGCAACCAAGCCCTTGATAGCGCCGTCGGAGATCTCGACGCCTTCCAGGAGTTCCTTGATTTTTGACTGGTCCAACTTCATTGGGGTTGCTCCTCAAATCTTTGTGAGAATGTAGTCGAAGAGCTTACGAAGCCCTTGCTCATTCAATTGTTTCTTCTTGGCTGCGGTATTTACGAGATCCTTGATTTCTGCTTCCCTTTCAGTCAAGACGCCGTTCGCCCACACCCACTCTTTGTTCTCCATCAGGTTGGTCAGGTACGCATCCGGGGCTGATGGGTCGGATACAATATCACCTGGGCTGATGAGGTGGAAGTCCTTCTGGACATACGCGATTCCATCACGCTTCTTGGTTGACCCAACAGCGCGAGTGGAAATGCCCATACGAACATTCTCGTCCATGAGACCTGCCACGATTGCACCCATGGCAGTGTTGCGAGTGATAACCGCCTTCCCGATCCAATTGTCACCTTCCTCAAGGAGGCTCACGAACTTGTGAGACACTCGCTCGAAGTTGACGCGCGGATCTTCCAGCGGGTGATTCAGTTCACCGACGGCATCGTTGTTGGCCAGGTCTTCACGAATGAAGCGATTGATCTCTGGAGCCACGACTTCCTTTTCGTAGATGCGACCGTTCCGGTTCTTCACATTCGTTTGAATGCAAGGACCCTGAATGTAATACTTGCGAACACCATCAACTTCCTCGACGAGGTTCTGATGTTTTTCGATTCGCTCGACGAGGATTTGCATGGATTAACGTCCCAGCCCAAACTTCTTGCGGGCCTTTGCATTCTTGTGTGACTTGCGGGTGATCGGGGTATGCTTGGCGCCCGACATCGTGTGGCGCATCTTGGCCTTGCTCTTCAGGTCACGATGGAAGGAAATCTGCTCTTCCTCTTCCAGCTTCTGGCAGCCACCGGTGCTGTGGTTGAACTTGTGGCCCGGCTTGCACTGCATCTTGGAACGCTTGCCGGAGCCGAACTGGACGCGCACGAGCCGCTTGACTTCCATCAAGGTGCCGTTCTCATCGTCCACCACATCGCCTTCCTCGACCGAAACTGGATCTTCCGTCACCACATCCGTGTCAAGATAGATGTAAAAGTCGAAAGCCACGAAGTCGCCGCCGTCCAGCTCTGCCAGGTCGCGAGAATCGCTAGCGAGTGGCTCACCAGCGGAGTCGAAGCTCAGACCCTCAACTTCGTAGGACTCGACGTGGTCGCAGGCATCCAGGTACGCCGCGAACTGCTTTGCGTTCTCGAGAGTTGGAATGGAGATGTCAAGCAGGCCGTTGTCGTAATAGCCCTGGTCACCCGAGAGCGCCACGGCAGCCTTGCGGATCACGTCCACGCAGTTTGCTTCGTTCGCGTGGCCATCGGCTGGATCGGAACCTTCTTCCTCTTCATCCAGCTTTGGCTCATTGTCGAGCGCCACGTCGTCAGCCACCTTGGCTTCGAGACCTTCTGGGTCGGTCGTTGGTTCGAGCGAGCCCAGGTCCGGCGCATCGATAGCAGCCGGAAGCTCGTCGTCCAGTGCCTCCACGAGGATCTTCTTCAGTGCGGTTTTGAAGCCCAGGACGTCACCACTCTCAATGAGTTGCGCCAGCTTCTTATTGCGATGTGCCGTCATGTCTTGGTCCTTTGGTTAAGCTGCGTCATCAGGTTCAAACTCTGCTTCCACCTTCTTGGTGTTGCGGAGGTCTTCGGCATCTGTCTTGAGCTGGTCTTTGTGTTCGACCTTCATCTTGTCGTTTTCTTGCTCGAATTCGTCGTCATCCTGTTTCAGGATCTTGCGGCGCACCCACTCCTTCGAGAAGTACTTTCCGACGAACGGGTCAACCTCAGACAGAATCTGTACACGGTTATTTATAAGCTCCGACTCTTTGAACTCGACGAAGGCGTTATCTTCGGAGTAGTTCCAGAACATGTACCGGCGCAGGTCATCCCACTCCTCGTCTGTGATGATTTTCTTGAGCACCAACTGGGTGCGCAGCATATCATCCCAGATGCGCATGAAGTTCTGGCGCAGCCGATCGAGATACTTCTTGAAGCGATATTCGTCACGTTGGATTTCAGTGCCCTTCCCGAACACGAAAGTCTGTGGCTGATCCGAGAAGCGCGAGTAAGGTACGTTCAGGGCACGATACAAACGCTGACGGTAGTAGTTGACCTCGTCCAAGATGCCTGTCGAGTCTTGACCCTCGAGGTTCGTGATCTCGGTACCTTTACCTTCACGGCGCGGTAACCAGTAGTCTTCCATCATGCTCTGGATGTTTCGACGATCCGAAAGCGTGCCCGTGTTCGAGTCATAGACCATCTTGTTCTTGAAGCGATTCATCATCGACTTCATGTATTCTTCAGCCTTGTTCTTCTGAAGACCGCTCACGTCAATGTAAATGGCGCGGCGCATCGGGGCGCGCACCACACGGAAGATGAGCATGGCATCTTCCATCATTCGTAGATTGTTGAACGGGAGAATCACCTTCTTCATGTAACCGACATATCGACCCAAGGACCGATCATACAGACCCGAGTCACAATACGTGATGGCATCGGGACTGATCTGGAGACCCTGAATATGGGTCCCGTATGTGATTTCCATGATCCCGTTGTAACCCGCCTGGTATGTGGTCGGGAACTGGTTGCCGTAGACGTAGATCTCTTTGATCTTGGAAACGTCAATCGCACCAGTTGTTGGGTCCTGTTTCGGAATGATTCGGATCTTGCGGATCTTGAGAGGGTCTACCTGGACCACCTTCTGGATGCCATCCTTGAGCGAATCCTCATCAACTACCTTGTGGAAGTACAGCTTCGAGTCAACATACCAGTCGTCGAAGTATTGCATTCCTTTGTTCTTGAAGTCGATGACCTCATATAGGTGGCGAAACTCCTCGATTACAGCCTCCTGAAGGCTTTCGTCCGGGGCGCCATCCTCTTCCGTGAACGCGAGCTCGAAGGCCCGCTCACCAGGAATATCAAGGATGAAGATCTCGTTGCGAATCTCCTGCAGGGCCTCGTCAATATCAGCAGACATGGCCATGGAGCGGTAGGAGTTGATGAGCTCGCGTTCATCCGCCGGAACATTGGAAGCCTCATACGAGATGGCTGCCACGCCACCCGAAGCAGTCTCGGCGATCGCGAGACCGTCAGCAATTTCCTCGCGCCCAAGGGTGAAGGTCTCCATCTCTGGACCTGGCTTCTTCTTGAGCTCGAAGCCGAATGCCTCGAAAAGATTTGTGAAAGGGTTCGCCATTATTTCATCTCGATGTTCGATATCAGATATTTAGGCCAAAAAGAAGCAGGGGCGAACCCCTGCTCTTAATTTCATCCGTGAAGCAGTCTGGAGACCAGAAGCATTCCTTAAGTGGTAAAGCCGTTGCTCCAACCATTCACCGCGAACGTGACCTGCTGTTCCGCGATGGAGTCGTTCGTGTCGTAGCCGAGAGACACTGAACCCAGGTTGGTTGGCCAGATTGCCTCGATAGTGTACGTCTCGAGGATACCGCCGGCGCGATCGAGCAGTGTGACCGTACCCGATGCCATGTAATTGGCAGGGTTCACGAAGGACTGGGTCGACACGTTCGAGTCGAAGCCCATGATCTGGTCATGCCAGGCCTCGAAGATATGACGACCGATCAAGTCGTTGTCGAGCATCACGGTGATTTCCCAGTCGTCGAAGGTCTTGTCACCCGCGAACTTGATTCCACGACCCATGTACGGAACCTGTGCCGTTCCAACTTGGGATGCCGGAATGGACGATGCCTTGCAGGTGAAGCTGATTTTATTGGCCGAGGTGGTGCCGCCGTGGACAGCCGCGAGGACGTCGTTCGGGAAGGACAGAACTACCTGGTAACGATTGGGGCGGAGACCACCGCCCTGAAAGTTAGCCAGGAAGTCAGAGACTGAAGTGCCGATTGATGACATGGGATGTATCTCCTAGATTATGCGTGCGTGCCGCCGGCGACTTCAGTGAAGCTGACACTCTGGTTGACAGCCGTGAAGTTCAACTGGATCCAGTTGATGGAGTAGTTTGGCTTCACGAAGATTGTTCCCACGAACTGCTTGTTCTGAACCACGACTGGCGTGTTGTTGGTGCTGTTGCAGACAACATAGTAGTCCAACACACCACGCTGACCCTTGACCTGACCCATGTACGGGTTCACATTGGCCACGAACTGGTTCTGCGTGAACACGTCGTTGAACTCGAACAGCAAGCCCTTCGCGTAGCTGGAAATCTGCTTGCGGAGAGTGATGAACAGTCGACGAACGCCAATCTGGCTGAACGCGGAGTTCTTGCCCTGGAGAGTGCGATCACCGTAGAGAAGTGTGCCGTCCGAGGTCAAGGAAACGACCGAGTTGATGCCCAGCTTGTAGAGAGTGTCACGTGAAGTCTTGGTTGGGTTGAATGCCAGGCTGACCACATTCTGGATGTGACCGCGGTTGTAGCCGGCAGGGCTCCACCATGGGTTGTTGGTGTTGTCGGTGCGCGCGCAGAGACCGGCGATGTCGCCGTTCAGCGGAACCCAACGGTACTTGTCGTTGTAGACGTCATACATCAGCTTCCAACCCGAGTCCATGACCGCGTAGCTGGAAGTGGACTGCAAGGTGGCGTAACGAGCAGCCACAGCCGTCGATGCCGCTGCCTGCGTGAGGTTCAGGACGTCGGAGATGTCTGGCGAGAGGAATACCACCAGGTCCTGGCGCTGTTCGGCCACCTGGTTGACGGCGAACTGGTTGACAGCCTGCCAAGAGGTGGTGCCGCCAGCGTGACCCGTGAAGAGCAGACCAACGTCAACTGCTTCCTGGTTCTGGAACATTTCGAGACCGGCGATGATCTCCTGCGAGCCGACCAGCGTCGAATCCAAGCCACCCGAGAGCGGCAGGTTCAAGTTGGAAACCAGGCCAGCATATGCAGAAGCCACACCAGCAACCATCAGCTTGGTTCCCCAAGGGGTGGCGATATCGGTGACTACCGTGGTCATCGTGACCGTGACAGTTGCGCCTGTTCCTGGCGTCACACCCGTGTCAGTGATGGTTGCCGTTGCTGGGGTGATGTAACCGCCACCTGGATTGGTGATGGTGATTCCCGCGACAGCACCCGCAGTCACCGTGACTGTACCGGTTGCCTGGATACCACCAGCTGCCGGTGCCGAGAAGGTCACCGTCGTGGTTGCCTGCGTGTAACCTGTACCAGCCGTGGCAACTGCCGAGGCGACTTGGTCACCGCCCGAAACGGTTGTGCCAACCAGGGTGCCGCCGATAGCCTTGAATGCCCACACATACTGCGAGGTTGCATTCAGGACCGAGATGTAGTAGTTCGGTGTGTTGTTGGCGTTGACAGCGTCTGCTGCCTTCGACAGATACGCAAAGGTCTCGAGGACCGAACCCGGAACGCCCGAGAACATGCCCTGCACGTCGATGATGGCGACATGGAGTTCATCGTTCTTGGCGCCGACGGCTGCAGCGGATGCCGAGGTACCTGGAGCTGAGTCAAACAAGCCAGCATAGGCCCAGGAATCAAATCCATGAGCGTCGGTGACCGATACTGCGAGAGCATTGCCGAGCAGGCCTGGATACTTGGCCGTGAACATGGCGGTTGGGTTGCTGGTTGCCACGACTGTCTGGTTGGCGGCGTTCAAGACCAGCAACCCAGCGCCATCGTCAGATGCGTTGATGGCATGTGAGTCAACGACTCGAACCATGGTGAGTGCGCCGGTGTAAGCCAGGAAGCTGGCGGCGACCAACCAATCGACGTAGTTGGCATCGTTTGGCTTGTAGAAGTTGGACACAATATCGTTCACTGAGCCGACGTTGACGTAGCTCAGAACCGGACCCCAAGAGAACTGACCCACGAAAGCACCAGCGGAAGCACCGCCAGTCGGGACAGAGTTGGTCAGATCGGTTTCAGTTGTGTTCAACCCTGGGGAGAGATTGGTTGACGACATTCGTGTATCTCCTAACAGCTTTCAGGTTGGTAACTCTTCTTGTGATATTTAGGTTCATACCAGGTTAGAAGAGGCCACTATCCTCTTCGTCCAGACCATCATCCAAGAAACCCCAGACCATATTCATCTCATCTTGGGCATCGAGCCGTTGACGGAGGAGATTTCGCATGTTCACGTTGACCGACTCTTCAAAGTTCGGCTGAGTGGTGAACCAGGCGAAGAGGACGAGAGACATGACGATATCGTCCGTCTTGTTCTTCTCCGCCTCATATTTAGACCCCTTCTTGATGAAGGACGAAAGCTCGGCGACCGTCTCGTAGTCTCGAATAATCAGCGTGTCGGACTCGATCAGCGTCTTGAGCATCGATGTCCCGATGGCCTTCGTCTTCACGGTGGTCCGGACGCCGATCTCGACACGCCCACCATCTGCCTCCTTCGTCTCAAGGTTCTTGATCTTGGTGGTGACCAGATTCTCGTACTCATAGTCGAACCAGAGCGAGTTGGTGACCTGCTGACCGATGCTATTGTTCTCGACCAGGAGCGCGGCATTGTTGTATGTGGTCGCGATCTTGAAAGCAACGTCCGATAGCATCAGGGGCGGGATGACGTTGCTTCGATACTTCGCGACCTGCAGGAACGGCTTCTGGGAGACGTCGATCACAGTCACGATGGCGTAGTCTTTCCCGATGCCTTCAGAGACGTCGACCGTGCAGACGTAGGACCCACCAGGCACCGGATCATCATACACTACCCAATACGGAGGCACTTCATATGTCGGTTCATCATAGGTCAGCTTCTGCAGCTTGTTGCCCGAGATCAGTGTGTCCGAGGAGCCGAGGAATTGACACTCGAACTCCTGGTCAAACTGCTTCTGCGTCATGTTGCGCAGCTGAGTATTCTTCCAGGCCTCGTCACGCCGTGGGTGACGGTCCCAGGTGACGCGCAGGTGCACAAAGTCGCCACGACCAGATTCGGCGTCGTGATACAGCTTGTAGAACTGATTCATCCCGTTCGGGGTCGACGTGATGATAACCTTCGTGGTGGTACCCGCCGTGATCGTCGGATAGGTCGACGTGTAGAACTCCACGTCATTCTGCACGAAGGCGAACTCGTCCATGTACAGGATGTTGATGGCTCGACCACGAATGGATGTACCACCTGTGGCTGCACAGAAGACCTTTGTGCCTCGTTCACCGTTCGCCAGGTGGATGTCACCCTTGTTCCAGCCCAACATACCCGGCTGCATCCAGAGAGGAAGCATCGAGTACATGTTCTGGAGTCGCGACATGATTTCTCGAGACTGCGCCTCCTTGTTGGCCAGGATGGCGATCTCGAAGTTCTTGTTGAATATGGCCTCATGGAGCAGGTAGGCTGCCACGGTCTGGGTCTTGCCCATCTGGCGTGCCGTGAGGAAGATGCTGAACCGGTTGTGGTCCATGATCTCCATCATTTCGTCTTGGTAGTCGTAGAGCTCGAAGGGCATCATGCCTCGATCAAGATCGACTACTCGGCAGTACTTGGAGCAGAAGTAATGGAGATCCTCGCGGCAGCGATCGATCTCTTTAAGCATCCACTCCTCATATTCCATCGTCAGACCGGCTTTCAGGATACCATTCTGGCCATCGAAAAAGCAGGTTTTGTCGACTTCACTGAATTTCATATTGGTGCTTGACTTTCTCTTGCGGGTGCTATATAATTAGAAGAATCTCAATCCACAACGAATCAGGGCTAATCGTCGGCTGAAGACAGTCTCGACGTGAAACCAGACCTGCCGCGATACCCTATTGAGAATAACCTGGCCATTCATCAGTCAGGAAGAGACCCGCTCTGCTAACGGTTGCAACGGGTGTCACCCCAAGATCTTGTCTATGCTTAGCTTGGGGTGTGGCGAACGTCCTTCGAGGAGGACCGAAACCGAGAGGCGGCCTGTATCCGCGTTCCCTAGGCCTGTACCACTCTCGAGCATTGAACGATGTTTTTCGTGCCCGCTCGCCGAAACCGTGGCTGAACCACCCACAGCCTTCCTCAGCCAGCTCCCCTCCCGGATACGAGAAGGAACAACCACTCGAGGGAGGCGAAGCCGAACGAGAAACGAGCGAAGCGAGTTTACAAACCTGTCTCAAGAGTCTTCCTCGGGTTCATTGATTACAGGGAGCACTTGGATTGCTGGGTCGAGCTCTCGTTTCTTGGAGAGTCGGTCAAAGACATCCGAGCCCGTGCCAAAGTAGACGTTAGTGGTTCCTGCCGGGGCTTGCTCCGCAGGCGCGGCAACCTTCTTGTTGGATTCCCCTTTCTCGATTTCATTCGATATTGAAAGGAGATCCTTGTTGAGCTCCGCAAGCATTTTGAGGAAGGCTGCACCCGATTCATACATCCTCGGGCTCTCGGCTTGCTGTATCAGCTCGATCAGGTTCGGGACGGTTTCCATGCTGGAAGAGATCATCTCTCGGATGTTCTGTCGAGCAAAGTCGTAGTCCTGACCGATGTTTGTGGCCACACGGGTCTTGAGAGCCTTGGTGTGCGTCTCAACCACGTCGGGTGTCACTTTGAGTTCGGTTGTGCTTCCTTGCACAGGTTCCTCGATACCGAATGCTTTCGCGATGGGATGCATGATTACTTCACTATTTCAGGGCAGGGACACCTGGTGCGTTGTATTTACCCACGCAGAGATCATACTCTTCATGACGACGAACATTCAAACCGTTCACGAATATCATGTGATGATCCGAGGTCCAGCATGGGCCTGTGGCGTTGCCCTTTCCTTTCGGGACTCGCACACAGACGTAGAGCAGGAAGTCTCGACAGGCCTTTTTGGTATCGCCTCGGTTGAAGTCTCGAAGCATACTTGACCTATCCCAAGTCCCGGCACCCTCGTTGTAAATGAAGTCCGTGGCGGCTGCCTTCTGAGGTTCCGTGACGGGGTGTCGAATTGTATGCGCGACAACCTGCATGGCGATGTTTCTCTCTCGCTGATCCAGCGCGGCACATTCGTCGGGTGTGTAGGTGTGGTGTAAGTCAATACCACGTATCACACCTTGGCATACTGTCGCCACACCACCCACGTCTCGATAGGGCACATATCGGGTGCCCTCCATGGCTCCAACAAGCGAAGCCGCAATGACCGCGGCTGTGGCCCCCGCGGCGGCTTTTTTCTGCCAAGGTTTCATGCGTCAGGTACCGGCTGTTTCTCGTCACGCATGAAGATGCGACCGATCACTGTCGAGGCGCAGATGACCGCCGCCACCACAAAGATGGCCCAATTGGGTATGACGCCGATCCACTGAGCAGCTGAACCACTGAGAGCCAAGCCCGCGCCCAATGACATCAAACCGAATCCCGATCCAGCAATTCGTATGGAGGCCAGCTTGTGGGCCTTCTTCCAGTTGGGTATCAGTTTCATGGGTTTTGATCCTTTGCCGCCAGTGCTCGAGCACAGTGGCCTGGATTGATTGCTCCTAGTATTTCGCACAAGTCATTCCCCCAAGTTTTTCCTGTCTTCTGGGCAATGGCGGCACGGGCGCTGATCGATTGCCCGAACCTTCCGTTGAATGCCACATTGTCGAGGTCATCGAAACCTAAAGCGATTTTCCACGACTTTGTTGGATTGGTGATGATACTGTATGCGAATCTCACCAGACCCA